TCCTGTGTAAAATTGTTCTGACCTTGGGTTTACAATTTGCCCCATCATTCGTTCCATTTCGGTGCCCAGACCACCAAACGCCTGCTTGAGGCCCATTGTGCCCGCACCTTTCAAAGATTCCAACCAACTCGCTCCACCATCTTCAAAGGAGCCCAATGCACTAGAAAGTTTAAAATCTGTACTTGTATAGTTCGCTGTGTTATTTTCTATAACTGCTTGAGGTGAAAGTAAACGAATATCGTGCAACAATTTGCCAAAGTCGTCTGAGTCTGGGTGGGTGTTCGTGCTTGTAACTTCATGTATCTTAATCTGCAACCAACTTGCTATTTCTGCTTCTTGGTAATTGGGATATTGCATATCGGCCATGGTGTGTTTATCTTCCTTAAATATATATTAGTACATAGATATATATGAGAATTAAAACTAAATGGCATATAAATCAAGATACAAACCAACAAACAAATCAAAATATTTAGGAAATCCTCAAAATATAGTATGTCGTTCTCTCTGGGAACGCAGAGTATGTAAATATTTAGACAATAATACAAACATACTGAAATGGGGAAGTGAAGAAATATCAATTCCTTATTATTCTCCCGTGGACAAGAAATGGCATAAATACTATCCAGATTTTATAGTGGAAAAGAAAAACCCCAACGGGACAGTAGAAACCTTGGTTATAGAAGTTAAACCACTAAAACAAACAAAACCACCAAAGAAACCCAAAAGAAAATCAAAAAACTACATCAATGAATGTTTTACATATGAAATCAACAAATCAAAATGGAAGGCGGCAGAATCCATGTGTTCTAACAAAGGTTGGAAATTTATCATATTAACAGAGAAAGATATACTACCTTGAGTTATACATATATTAGAGGAGAACTATAAATGGGATATTCGATAAAAGAGTTTTCAGAGGCAATACAAGGTCATGACCTTTTAAAACCTACACACTATACTGTTGATATTGTCAGTCCAGTTTTTACTAAAAATGACATATATGCAGAATCTGTAACAATACCAGGCAGAAGTATTTCAACACAAGAAAGAAGAACATTTGGTCCTCAAAGAGAAATGCCGTATGAAAGGTTATTCGCAGGAGATTTGGATATTACATTTATGTTTAGTAGAGCCGTTGGGGATAGTGGTAAACAAATAAGAACCGATATAGAAGAATGGATGGATGCAGTCATTACAGAAAAGAATATAATCAACAGGGAATGGGATGATTATACTGGTACTATAAAGATATCTGTTGATTATCCAGACAATGGACCTGCGTGGACATGTGAAGTCATGGATGTATATCCAAAAACAGTAAGTCCAGTTCAACTTGGATATGGTATGGCAAACGATTATTTAAAACAGGCTGTATCGTTTGCATTTAGAGAATATAAAATTGTTTAACATTAGAAAGTGATAATATTTAAAATAAAGGAAATTTAATATGAGTACATTATCAAAATTAGTAAAAACAACAACACCACAATACACTACGGTGTTACCAATCAGCAAAAAGAAAGTAACTTTCAGACCATTTAAAGTAAAAGAAGAAAAGATTTTACTTATGGCACTAGAAGAAGATTCTGAATCTGCAATTCTTCAATCGGTTGTTAATATCATCAATGCATGTTGCGAAGATATTGGTGATGCGGGAGAACTTCAAACACTAGACGTTGAATATATTTTTATTCAGTTACGAGCAAAATCTCTAGGGGAAATTGCAGAACCAATAATCACATGTCCGTTTACAGATGAAAAGAAACAAATAAAAATTAATTTGACAAAGATAAAGGTATTAAAACCAAAAGAAAAAACATCAAACAAAATAAAAATATCAAATGATGTAGGAATTACACTCAAACTTCCTACCCTTAATATTATACTTAAACACGATTTGGGGGATATTGAAAATCTTGGTGTCGAAGATTCTTTAAAGGTAATGGCGTTATGTATAGATGAAATTTGGACATCAACAGAAATTGTCAATGCAGACAACATTACTTTAAATGAGAAGATAGAATTTCTAGAAGATTTAATGCCAAATGTGTTTTCGGATATTGTGAATTATTTTGAAAATGCACCAAAGTTGGGACTCAAGGTAAAGTACAAAACAAAAGACGAACAAGAAAGGGAAATCACACTGTCAGGTTTGCAGGATTTTTTCGGGTAAGCCTTTCTCATACTTCATTGTTTTCTTATTATATCTTCATTTTTCAAATGAAACAACACCACAACTGGAATGTAGATGAACTAGAAGACATGATACCTTGGGAAAGGGAAATTTATATGTTACAATTACAAAAATGGATTCAAGAAGAAAACGAAAGATTAGAAAAACAAAACAGAAAATAGGATTAATTAAAAATGGCGAGCGAAAGACCAAAACGAGGAGACAAAGGAACACCGAAACAGACACAAGAATCTGGAAATATCCCTCAACCATTTGACCCCACAGAAAATGTAAGACCACTGCGAAAAAACATTGCAGGGAATCAGATAGTAGTTATTCCAGGCACTGGAATTTATGAAATTGAAGACAGAAAAACGCCAGCAGATGATAAGAGAAAAAAAGATGACTCGAAAATATTTTTGGATATTCAAAAAAACCTTAAAAAGGAATTTAAGAAATCTCAAAAACGAGAAAAACAAACTCATAAAATTTTAAAAGAAACTAGTAGGAGTGTTGAGACAGGAGCAAAAGCATCGAAAAAAGAATCTAAATCTAAAGATGCAGACACTAAACCAAAAAAGGGCACCACATCAAAAGATATCGATAAAGAGTTCGCTGAGGGTAGTAAGGGGTTTTTCAAAAAAACAAAAGAAGTTATTATTGGTAAGGATGCAGAAGGCAAGGAAGCAAAAGCAAAAACGAAAACAGGTGCTTTTGGTATGTCTTTGGTTAGTGGGGCAAGGGAATCGATTGGTAAAATGGTTGAACCTCTTTTAGATTTACCTGTTGTGAGTCAATTTAAAGACGCCGTTATAGCATCGATTGACCACGGCAGGGAACAAAAACAAAAAGATAAAATTAGAAAAAAAGAAGAGTTACAAGAAAACCGAGAAAAACAACAAGATATTCAAGAACAACTTAATAGTATTGAATCTGCGGCAAAACAATTTCAAATAACTTACGAAGAAATGACCCCAGGCGGTGCCAAAACATCAACTAAAACCGTTGAAGCAGAAAATAGAGCTGAAGCGATTGCAGCTGCAAGAACCAGTGGAATTTTTCCAACAGACGTTGAACCAATTAAACCCGAAAACCAAGGTCAGGATAGTTTGAAAGAACAACTTTCTGCACTAGAAGAACTTGAAAAAGATTTAGAACATGGACTCGGTATACGAAGTCCAGGATATTTACATGATATCCTTATTATTCAAAAAGGTATAAAAGACCACAACAAAAAAATATTATCATTAGATGCGGATAGAAAATTAACTGCAAAAGAAAATAAAAACGAATCACGAAAAACCCGTTTGTTTGCTAAAAAGGACAAGGACAATGAAAAAAGAAACGAAGAAGGTGGTGGTGGATTCTTCTCAAATATTTTTGGAATGGTAACAAGTGTTGTTAGTATAGCGGCATTACTAAAGAAACCAAAACTTTTATTCAAACACTTATTAAAGAAAATCCCAGGCGCCAAGGTACTTTCGTCAATATGGAGTAAAGTGTTTAAAGGGGGCTCATGGCTTAAATCGTTAGGAGGTACAATCTGGAAAGGAATATCAGGTCTTGGAAGTACACTTTCAAAAGGATTATCAGGTCTTGGAAGTTTGCTTTCAAAAGGAACTTCAAAAGTTGCGGCAGCTATTACGAAAACAGTAGCGGGTACAGGTGGCGCCGCAGTTGCTGATGCGGTTTCATCTTCGCCGGGTTTTTTGAGTCGTATGTGGTCTAAGACCAAATCAGTAGCGGGAGCAGCCGTTGGTGGTGTAGTGAAAGGTGCAAAAGCAGTGGGTGGTGCAGTAACAACTGGTGCAAAAGCAGTGGGTGGTGTAGTATCGAGTGGTGCTAAAGCAGTATGGAAAGGTGCAAAGATAGTCGGTGGGGTGGTTAAGAAAGGTGGTAAGTGGGTGGCCACCAAAGCAGGAGACCTTGTACTTGGACCTATAAAGAAAGCTTTAAAAAGTGGTGGTGTGAAATGGTTTGGTAAATTGATTAAAGGTATTCCCATATTAACCACTCTACTTGAAGCAATATTTGCACATCAAGACATTAAAGAAATTATTGCAAACCCAGACATGACTCGTGGGGAAAAGGAACAAGCAGTTGGTAGACGGGCATCGGGTATGATTGGTGCAATTATTGGTACTGCATTAGGTAGTATAGCAGGAACTGCTATTCCAATTCCTATTGTTGGAACTGCGGTAGGTGCAATTGGCGGTTCTTTGGTTGGTGAATGGTTAGGTGGGATGGTAGCAGATTTATTTGGAGCAAAACCTATTGGTAAAGTTTTAATGGACAATGTTTATGACAAGATGCCAAACAAAGATGATGTACTTAATGCACCCGCTGGCGGTGGAGGCGGTGGAGGTTCTCAGTTTGGTGGGGTAAGGGTAAGTCCTTCTGGACAAGGAGCAAAGTTGCCTCGCCGGGGGTTGGTAGCGTATATGGGAACCAGCAGGCCTGCCGATTTTGGGGAACACGCAAAGATGCTTTCATCCACCTCTACAAGTAAAACTTCTGGTGGAGTACTCACAACAACTAATGAGGGACTGCATAACAATCAATCGTTGGCATTGGGTACCCTCGCTACATCAATTGCAGTAAACTCACCAACATCCAATACAAACAATTCAACAACAAACAATACTATAAAAGGTAAGGGTGATTCTAGAATGGATGAATCTGCATTTAACCAAGAAAGAATAGATGCAAACAGAGCAAATATGTTTTAAAAAAACAAGAGAGAGGAAAACCTCTCTCTTGCTCCGCAATTCAGAATCTACGAATTAATCTATTCTTCCGAAGCCAATTTCTCAAAATATGACAACGCATCACTTGCTTCGTTGTCTGAAGAATTTGATGAGGATTCTGTTGCTGTTGAACCAGTATCTTCAACCGTCTTGTTGTTTACTGGAGCAGATGACCGAATATCATTACCTATAACTTTATGAAGCCGTTCTTTTAATTCATCATAACTTTTATAGTTTGATGCATCGGTGAATTCACTGAGAGGAATTTGTTTATCCCAGATTGCTTCAATTTGTTCTTCCGAATCAAACATTGCTTCTGCTGATGAAAATTCAGATTTATCATAATTGATATATCCTGCTACCTTGCGAACCTTCAATTTAAAGTTAGCACCCGCAGATGGGTCAAATGGGTCGATTGCAACTTCATCCTCAAACTCTGGACTAGTTGCTTCTTTAATCTTTTCAAAGATTCTTTGACCATACCGATACAAAAACACTTTACCTTCGTTCTCTGGGTTTGTGGGGTCTGAAACAATATAGATGTTTGAAACATAATTTGTTTTTCTCTTACGAGAACGAGCAATATCTTTATCGCTTTCAATTCCACTGTTCCATAACTGGCTATTCATTTCTGAAACGGGGTCATTCTCTCCGAGTGTTGTTCGTGAGTTTTCAATATACCAACCACCAATTCCTTTAAATCCGTGTGAATAGTATTTAGCAAACGGTAGGTGGTCTAACTCTGGACCTGGCAGAAATCGAATTACTGCATATCCATTACTTGACTTATCTAATTCTGGCTTCCAAAATCGGTCATCTTTGTATGACTTCTTCTCGTCCATCTTTTCCATCTTTGAAGCCAAATCTGAAACACTGTTCTTTGACCTTTTCTTAAAATCCGCAAATGACATATAAATGTCTCCTTGTTATCTCGGCAGGAACTCCCTGCATTTTGTTTATTGGCAGGAACTCCCTGCTTGATTACTCTGTTATTATACCACGAATAATACCCAAGTCAAATATTAAATGGGTAATTCTGCTGTAATTTTTGGTAAAAGATTCATATCTCTTCCTTCCGTTTCAATCTTTTCGATGATAGGTTGAGTTAAATATTTGGCAGCCACTTGTGGCTCTATATTTTCTTTTTCACATATATACAATACAGCATCAATATATTCTCCACCATTTTGGTGTACATAAGATTCTACTTGTAAAGATATGTTTTCATTGTTTGTAAATAATGACATCAGGAACTCCTTTCATATGGTATTATACACCAAATATAGAATAGTTCAAGAGATATTCTTATACATAGATAGAAGAAAAAGAAGTTTTATCGGAGCAAATTATAAATGACTAACATAATCATAGGCAACGGACAAACAGGAGACGGAGTAGTTGTTGGTGGAGCATCATATGCTATTGCTACCGATTGGGGTTCAGCAGGTGGCACAGGATTCACCCTCACCCACGCACAGATAATCAAATTGGCATGGGGTGATAACTATAACACATTCCGTACCACCAAATTAAAACCACTTCCAGTGCAACTTTTTGATGGTTATCAGGGAACTACTGGTGCATTAATTGACGGTGATTCTAATGCTCTGAAAATCACTGGTGGTGTGAACATCAATAATCCGTCAATAAAGATTCATGGTGGCCAAATTGACGGGCATTCAAAACCAGTTGTTGGTGGTATTATTCAGATTGTGGGTCCTACTTTCGGTAAGAGTGGACCTACCGCATACGGACCTGGTCACATTGCAGATTCTCAATTCAATCCTATAAAAATTACTGGTGGTGTTCAAGGATTCACTGGTGGTTATCCAATGAATGTGACATTCGATGGTGGTAATATCCGAAGATTCTACGGTGGGCCAATCGGATACACAGGATTTACAGGTTACAATTTGAATACATTAAATGATGAAACCCTCACAAGAGATATCGACTATGTTGCTATACAAGGTTTATCTGGTGCTTTCCCTGTTGGAGTAACATCGGCAACAAACACAGGATTCAATGTTAGAAATCTTCGATACGATAGAGATGCTATTGGTATACATGGTGTTACAGGTGCAAGAGCAATTGAAGTAACTGGTGGTATCAGAGTCGGACATATACCTGCGGGTGGTGCAAGTTTTGAAGTTCGTAATCTTTCTTCGGGTAGAGACAATGTTGCAGTTTGGGGTGCAGACGGGACAACAGGAGCCCATGTGAAACTCTTTGACTCTGCGGGTAATCCTTTAGGAGTATCTGGTAATGGTGCATTGAAGGTTGCAATTGATAATGGTGTATTCACTGGTACAGTAACTCTAAGCACAAACGTATATGTACAAAATGCAACAGGTGGTTCAATAGCAATTAAAGGTGTCACCGCTGATGAGGTTGTGGTAAAGGGACCACTATCGGGTGGTGCAATCGAAGTTGCTAGTCCGTCTGGATTGAACATTAGAAGTTTAACAAGTTCTGATGTTGTTAGTCTTGGTGGTCAATCATCAAATGATGTTAATACTATTAAAACAGATATCAATTCTGTAAATACCAGAGTTGGAAGTATTAAAACCAACACAGAAAAAATTGTCGATGCAATATCAGAAACCAACAACACAGTAGACACCTTCTATAATGAAGGAACCTCAAGGTCAAATGTTGACAGCGACAATATAGCATTCCATACAAGTGTTCATAGGATATATCAACCAGAAGAATTAATTTCTATTAATAAAAGTATAGGAACAACTGCAACACAACTACACAGCAACACTGATGTGTATAATGGTGTGTATGTTTCATCAGATGCAGACAACACATCAAACATTCTTGTGGGTAATCATAATACAGAACGAAACGGCGGTGCAGGATATCTTCTTGCCCCCGGCGAAAGCATATTCCTACAGGTTGCAAACTTAAATAAAATCTATACAAGAAGCACAAGCGGGACACAAAAAGTTAGATGTATAGGGTCTTGATATGGTATTCTCTAGAGGATTTCAGAAAAGTTTAAAGAAGGAAACACAAGAAGAATCGGACAAGCAAAAATCTTGTCTTTTAAACGAAAACACGTTTCCCGGCCTTCTGTTTAAGAAGGACATTAACAATACACATTCGACACTCACTTCTCTCAAGAATAGACCAAACATTGTACTGTCTGAAAAAAATATAATTATATTTGATTATAGTGCTGTTCAAAACGAGAAAGACTTGAATCAACTTCATGCAACCTTCTCCACAATGATACCACAAAAGTCTACCTTTATTTTAAACAATGCACGATATGTCCAAGATGAATTTTCTATTGATGCAGAAATAAACGGGACATACACATTCTTAAATTTCATGAATGGTAATCTTATTGTCGCCAAAGCACCTACCAATATAAGTGATTATGATAGGATGAAATGGAGTAGTAAGTTTTTTATCAAAACACCACAGATTGAAATTTTTGATGAGTTCCAAAGTTCCAGAAACATTGACCAATTGGAAAATCTAATAAACAATCCCAGTTTTAAAGATTGGGGTATTATGGTAGGTGATACTATTAGATTTATAGGAACGAAACACAATGATGATATTGTTTCTATGGTTCTTGCGATAAACGATGAAGGAACAGAAATTACACTATCGGAAATATCAAAGAATGAAAATACAATTGGTATTCCTGTGAAGATTCAACACTATAGAATATGCACAGAAATTAAAACGGATACTGTATACGAAACACAGGAACCAATTGAAGTAACTGAACATAAAAAGAAATCTACTAGACTAGAACATAAAAAGAAATCTACTAGACTAGATGTTAATAAAACAATCACTCCCTTAAATGAGGCAAATGACCCAGAGCCTTTTTTTGGTAAAAAAAAGAAAAAATCGGGTGGTTCACTTGGTGGTGGTCCTTTGACTCGTTAATCGTATAACATTTTAGAAACTTCACTTACAGAATGCCATTCAGTAGAACCATCTTCAAATTGAATTTTTACAGATTCAGTAGTCCCATCTTCGGAACTATCTGCGGCATCAACAACTTTACCAAGTTTCTTACTACCACGATGTACTACAGATTCACCTAAATTATAATCTTCCATATTATTAAATCTCTATTTCTTTCCAATCTTTTTCTGCAACAAGATGCATAGCCCACACACCCATTCCACTTGAAGGAGATAAAACCTCTTCTCCAACCTCTTCAAATATAAATGGTCTACCATTAACCTTAGAAGTATAGATTGGCGAATCGTATCCCATACGACCCCTATTGAAAACTTCTTTCTTTCCAAAACCCAACCAATTATTATCACATCGGTTTGTGCCAATTAGTTCTGCTT